AATCAATTGTGTAGTCATCTGCATTGTAATCTGGTATAACAGATTGCTCTACTTTGATAGGTAAAATAAATAAGCCGTTTCTGTCTACCTTATATTCGTCTTGTGTTAATAATATTTTGTTAGTTGGGATAGTTGGATTCGCTCCCTCTTGAAAATAACCGTAACCTTTTATTGCTAAATTTGTTTTCTGCAATTGTATTACAGTTGGTGCTACATCATATATAACGTGGAATCGAACCCAGGCTTGGTTGTCGCTATCATATAAACCAGCGAATGGTGGTATAGTAATATCAAAATCTATAAAGTCATTTACTATTCTGCCAATCTCTACTCGGTCTATTGAGTTTGAGCCAGTTGGGTTAAACCTTGTCTTTTGATACGAGGACAAACTAGGTACTGCCGTTATGTTACCTTGCCATATAAATATCTGCACCGTGTAAGAAGTGCATACTAGCGAATTGCTAGGACTCGTTAACGGAATATCAATATAGTATGGAGATAGTGTTTTAATCATTTGTTATTTTTTAAACTTGTTTTTAATAAATCCCGCATATCTAAACCGTAAGCCTCTATTAATTCTTTAGGTAGTCTTCTCATTTCTTTGTTAAAAGCATCTGTTAAAAATCTAGTAGGCTTTTTACCTTTGTTGTAAATTGACCTTGCAATTAATAAAGCTGTTTGTTTGTAGCTTAAAAACTTTCCGCTTTTTTCATTTTTAAATTGAAATCTTTTTCTGCCAACCCAACCTATTAATGCTTTAGTTAAACCACCATTACCACTTCCAAAAGACTTACCGTATTTAAAAGGGCTATAAGGCGCTAAAGCATCGCTCTTGAATCCTTTTACTCCTTGGTCTACAAAAGAAGCGTAATCTAATGCCTCTAAGGTAAATTCAATACTATTCTTTGATACTTTAATATTGTACTTTAAACTATTACCTAACTCTCCCGTGTCGCTTTTTCTTGCTATGTTTGCCTTAGCCCTGTTTATTATTTGTGTGCCAAAATTATCTAAGGCTTTTTTAACTAGCATAATGAAACTAAAACGTTTGGCACATCGATTGTAAATGTCATAACCCAACCATCTAAAAGGTTCTTTTTACTCTCGTTCATCTGTTCAAGAGTAGGATTTTCGCTGGCGGTGATATCGTTCTCCTCAAAGTCTTTAAGCATCAATAACCATAATCGGTTAACAACCGCTAGAGTTTCGTTTAAGTTATCTATTTCGTTATCGTTTTCGTAAAATTTATCGGTGGTTATTTCTTTGTTAATATCTCTTATATCCATCGCACCAATTTGGCAATCGAATCTTATGACACTATCGCTAGGAAAAGAACAGTTACCAATGCTAATATGTAAAAGAGGAAATATATTTTTCTTACTAATGTCAACGTCTTCAAAGTCGCCTTGTGTTATTGTGTTTATAAAATAATCCTGCTCGGCTAGAGTCTTAATATATCGTAAAATTTCGCTGTATCCGTTCATATAAGTAAAACGATAAGATTGCTAATATGTAACAAAAGCAAAAACCCTACTCGAATGAATAGGGTTAGATTAGTATTATTACGTTTTGTCTTTGCATTGTTTTATAAGTTTTTTATATTGAAGTAATCTAGATTTCCAAGTTCCAAATAACCGAGTACCATCTAAATATTCGGTTATAAATCCATCTTTTTTTGGTGTAGAATATTTTTTCATTTTTTATTAAATTACAATTCCTAAATTTCTTTTGTTTAAAGTTTCAATTTCATTTTTTGAATTTAAAACTCTAACAGCTACTTTTAAATTTTTAACAATAGTTCCTCTAAAATATTTTTTTTCAATACCTTCTGAAAAGTAAACTTTTTTTCCCACTGTGTAGTTAATGTTTTTTACTGAAGTTGTCATAATTTCTATTTTTTTGTTTCTATGGTGTAAAGATACAACCAACATTTGAATAAACAATACTTTATTTAAAAAACTTTTAAATTATTTTTATTTATAATCTAAAAGCAAAAACCCTACTAATTAAAGTAAGGTTTTTTTTATTACCAAGTATGGGACTCGAACCCATATACAGAGTTTTGCAACTATGATACGCGTATAATGCGTTATGTATACCATTTCCAACAACTCGGCAATGTTAAATAACAACTTTCCTAAGACTGATATTTCTACAAATATAAGAATGTTATTTGCATAAACAATACTTTATTTTACAATTCGGTTATTTGCTTACCGTTAGATTTATTCTGCGCGCTTATGATTGCTTTATTTTCTACGACCTCGCAACTCAAAAACAATAAACATTTATGCAAACTTAGTTGAGTTACTTTATCAATCGCAAAGATATCGTCTTTAGCTAACTTTTTAATAGTAGGATACCAGCCCCAGTCTTTAAAGTAATTCGCCATATCCTCGCCCTCGCTTATTCCGCGCTCAAATATTTCAGGGTATAGTCCTCTAACTCGCTCGCTAAATTCAAAAAAAAAACCAGCGCGCCATTAGCAATATTTAAAGGCATCGATTTCATTTTCTCGGCATATTCCGCAGTACCTTTGTAGCTTTCTATTTCATACCTGCCGTGTGCTTTATTTCGTATTGGTCGGAATAGTATAGCCATTAGATTATGCAAATCATTTTGGCTTGTTTGGTATTTCTCCAAGTCTGCAAACTCTCCTAAACTAATTTCTTCAAAGTCATTTATAAAGCCAAATTCTAAACCGTCTAATTTAAAGGTAGACTCAAATTGCGCATCTGTATTTAACGCAATGTCCACTTGTTTGCTTATACGTTCAAAGTCGATAGCCTTTACGCTACCCAAATCTTTAAACGGTATGTTTGTGAATATAGATACTTTACGTTTGTTAAAATTCATTATATCCAAGTCGCGCTCTAGTAATTCCATATATTTTTGAAACTGCCCTAATGTAACCTCGCTAATATTTTCTGGTATGTTTATTTTCATAATTATCTTATATCAAATTTTCCTCTATGTGGGTTACTTAAGTGAAAAAATACATTGTATCTTATTGCGTCGATTGCGTGATTCCAATTATCCACAAACAAACTACTTGCTTTGTCGCTGTATACGTAGTTGTTCAATTCCTTAGCAACGTTAACGCTTTCTTTATCTATTATTAACTGATAGTCTCGCATTAACTCAATACCCGCCTTAATACTTCCAGCACCTTTTTCGGTTGCTTGTATGTTAAATCCGTATCGTTGTATTTCTTCTATCAATCTAGGTTCCGCACTATCCGCAATTATTAACTCTTTACCTGATACATTTTGTTTGTATATTATTGCCAACTCGCTAGTAGTTAACTTTGGCTTGTATAACAATTCTTTAACGTATATTATTTTTAACTTACGATCTATTGCAACTTTAACCAATGTGCTAGGGTCAATACTAAATCCAAAATCGGCACCGAATGAATAAGGTAGTGTAGTATCAAACTCTCCAAACTTCCAATTTGTAAATACAACACCTTCCGCTTTGTCTAGCCAGCCGCCTAGTATTTGATGCTGATACTTCTTAGGGTTGTTTTCTTTGATTAATTCTATTTCGTTAATAAAATCTATGTTAAGATTATCTAAGTTGTTTAGATACGTTGTATGGATGTAAGTTGTATTCCCTTTTACTCCGTTAAATCCTTCTGTTACTCCAGCCTCTTCAAAGAACTTTCTATAAATCCAATGCTCTTTTGTAGCAGGATTTAATATAAGTATTATTCTATTTTGTTTATTTTTTATTCTAATAGATAAATTTATCTTATCAAAAGTGCTTTCATCTGTCAACTCCTCAGCCTCATCTAATACCCAAGTAGTAACTCCAGTAATTGATTTAAGGTTTGCTGTCTGGTCGCCAGAACTTGTTTTAATACCTCTAAATATTATTTCGCTGTTTGTTTGCTTATTCTTTATTTCGGTCTTATTAACATCAAACGCGTTATTCATTTCAAGTAAGTCTATTTTCTCTTGAAACTCTGGTATAACTGACAAGTGCGCAGAAGTCATTGTTTGTCTGGTGTATAAAATCTTATGCCCTGATTCAAAAGATAATAGACTTGTAAACCTACCTACTTCAAACGACTTGCCCGAACCACGACCGCCAGTAATAACAAAGTATCTAGTATCATTACTTAAACTATTCCAAATCGGTTTCTGCTTGGCTATCATATAAATTCTTTATACTAAAATTATTAACCTCGTGAGTATTGTGTTGGTCGATTACTTGCTTAGGCATACCTAAATAATAAGATAAGAATAATTTACAAGCCATTAAATCTCCGTCTTTAGCCAAAGAAGATATTTTTTTTAAAATGACAACAACATCTTCAACATTAGATGCTTCATCTATTGCTAATTTATAATCGTTTTTTCGCTTATCAATACCTAGTGCTTTGGTGCTGTTTCCACCGTTGTTTTTTCTCTTGTCCATAATCAATATAATTCAATATTTGATTTTATTTATTTGCATACGGTGTAGGAATCGAACCTACCCACTCGGTGTTGGAGACCAAATCGCCTACCTTGGGACATTACCGCATATTTAATTCATGCAAAAACTACACATTAATAACGATGAATATTTAATATTGTAACTTATTGGTAGAAAGTATTGCCTAAACACGCTCTTATGTATTCTTAGTTTCAAGGTTTACCAATTTTTGCTATCATAATTTTTTATTTAATAAGTTCTACTTTAATTAAATCAACAAATCTTGCATCAAACATTACTAATACGGAATAATCCTCTAAATGTTTTTTTATATAAGTAATTAAAATTTGTCTTTCTAAATCTGTTAAAAAGTCGTTATTGATTTTAACTAAGGCTATTTGTTTTGCTTTTTTCATAATTTTTTATTTGCTTTTATCTTTGCTTTCTTCTCTATTCTACTAACGGTCATAAAATTTATTTTGTAGCGTCGTTCTATTTCCCTAAGTGAGTTATCGTATCTAAGTATTAATATCTTTCGCTCTTTCCAAGTTAAACAATCAGGAACTTTATAAATAGTATCTTGTTCTTCTTCTTCGGTTGCTAGGTTTGCGCTTAATTCGCAGTGCATTCTTTTATTCTCAGACTTTAACCAATCGAGCCAAACAGACTTTAATGTGAAATAAATATAAAAATCGTTTAGTTCTTTGTCGTAGTCTTTTAATTTTAAATACATTTCGCTTACTATGTCATCAGCTAAGAATTGGTCTTTACAAATACCTCTTGCCATCTTTACCCACAAATCGTGTTTTAAACAAAGAATTTCTAACATAGTAATAAAATTAAGTTATACAAATATAAGTTAAAAATATTATTATGTTAGAAATATGATTTTATAGTTTGCTTATTTCTTCTGAAACTTCAATATAGTAAAGCCTTTTATTACATTCTTCTTGTGTGTTATTAATGTAAGGTATTGTTTCTAAAATTTCTTTTACCGCTAGTAATGCGCATTGCTTTGCAATTTCCATTTCTTTGATTATTTTACAAGAACCAACTTCTCTTTCGTCTTTATACGCAAGCGGTCTGAATTTATAAAACAAATCTTTTGCTTTTTCTTTTGCTGTCATAGTTATATTATTTCAAACTTGTAACCGATAATATCCTCCGCTTGCTCTTGTGTTAGTTTTATTTTTCTTACGTCAACAACTAAGCCTCTTCTGCTTTCGCCGTAATCCTCCGTATAAAATATCCAATCTAGATTCTCAAACTCGCTACCTTTTAATAATTCCTTTACCGTTTGCTTTACTGAATCTTTGTAAGATATTATTTTTGAATAGCCTCTTACATTATGATATAAATAATATTGATTTGCTTCAAAATATTCTCCTTGCGACTCAGAAACAAGTCCTTTATATTCAAAAATTACTTTACTAAAAGAACTCTTTACTTCTTTTGCGTTCTTAAAGTGTTTTATTATCTCTTCTAAAGTTGGTGTTTTATAAGAGATTATTTCTGCAAAATTACTACATTCATCTACAATTTTTATATTATTTACCGAAACTTCTGCATCGATCCAATAACCATCGTGCCATTCGTGTATATCTTTAATTATTTTAATCTTAGTTAGGTCATAAATTCTATCGCTAGATAAACATTTAACTTGTTTAGCGTTTTTAAAATGTTCTTTGACTTCTTCTAAAGTTGGTGTTTTCATAATTTTATTTTTAAGTTTAATTTTTCAATCCAGTTTGAGTAATCTTTTGTAATTTTCGTTTGCTTTATCATAATTGTTCAAGAGTTAAAAAGTTTAGTTTGCTTTGTAGTATTGTTGTTTGCCTTGTTACGTATACAATATCGTGGCTTGTAATGAAAGGATTGTTTTTATAAAGCCTTATTTCGTTTACTTGGTTATCGTTGTACATTCGTCCTAGCTTAAATTGCTTATCTACGTGTTCTAGGTTTAGATACTTAACTCTTGACCTTACGGTTTCATAACCTATCTTTAAAAAGTCGGCTATTTGTTTTTTGTTTCTTAGCATTATAAATGTTTTTTCTCGTAATCTTTGCAGATAACATTCAAAGCCTCAATACATTCTCTAAACATTTCTAAAGGCACTTTCTTTTGTAGGTTTTTTTGCTTGTAAGTTTTACTTGGTCTGCCCGCTCCTTTTGGATTTTTTTCTGTTTTCATAATTTCTATTTGTTTTTTCAAAGATACAACACTTTTACTATTAAACAATACTTTTATTAAAATTAATTTGATACGCTCTATAAATATAATCTTTAGACTTTGGTAACTCCTTAAAATTTTTAATAGTCATTAACTTTTTTATAGTTGGTTTTGTTTTGTTAAAAGCGTGTACTTCTATTTCGGTTTCTTCTGCTAGCACTTAGTTTCGTTTGTTTTAAATAAGCAAAATTCTTCTGAATAAATACCTAACTCTATGTTAATTTTATTCCTTAAATTAATCCTTTCTTCTGGGTTTAGTTCGGTTAAATTTTTGGATAGGTTTAAAGCAATCTTTTTGGCTTTAGTATTTATTATAACCATTTCGTTATAACTTAAACTTATCTTCGGAGTTTTATGCAAGCTATCCATAAACTCTAAATATTCTTTACCGTAACGCTTTACTATTCCTTTATGGTATTTTATTGTATCACCGCCTTTGAAACTATTGGAAGCGAAACTCTGAATGTGAATGTTATGTAAATTTAATGCAGTCGACCTATTTGCACCAACAGAAATATTATGACCTCCAGCAAGTTTGCCAAAGTTATCGGTCGCAATACAAGAGCATCCGTAATCTATAAACCTAGCAATTTTATTTATAGTGGGTTGCAAGTTTTTGGCTCTATAATTATCTGGAGTTGTAAATTTCTCTTTTAAGACTTTTTTTTCTGCATTCCACTCTCTAGTATCTTTTAGCCTTTTAAGTTCCTTAGCGTGTATTATTGCGCACTTGTAACCGCAACAAATTTGAAACAGTTGCTTAGGCTCAAAACTTTCTTTGCAAACTTTACATTTTTTTAGTTTCATTAGAACATTGTTAGTTGTGATTGATGGCTATGTAGTCTTTTTAAACTTGCTTCGTAGTAGTCTTTATCTAATTCGCAAGCGGTTAAATCAAATTTTAAATTATGACAAGCTATTGCAATGCTTCCAGAACCTAAATGCGTGTCAAGTATCTTATCTCCTTCTTTTGCGTAGTTCATTAAAAGCCATTCATAAAGTTTTACAGGTTTTTGGGTAGGATGGATTTTACCTTTATAATCACCTTTTGCCAAAGGATCACGTTTATATTTTACTGTGTTTTTATCAAAAGAAGTCCAAGCAAGTTCACACTCTGCGTATGTTCTGTTATAAAAACCTTCACCTTTATCCCAAACTAAAAAACACCTTGTTGAAGGTAATCCAAAATAATTGCCACCCCAAACGATTTGATTTTTAGATATTCTAAATAGTTCTTCAAAGTATTCCCGTTCAGGTATTGCTTTATCCCACCCTTTCTTTTCAAAGTTATTAAATCCTTTATATCCCACATTCCCACCATCCATTCCAATCCCATAAGGCGGATCTACTATTGCCAACTCGAAATAATTATCAGGGTATCTAGCCATTAATAACATATTATCTTCGTTTGTAATGTTTATCATAATTAAAAGTATTGTATTTTTTTTAAATACGGTTGCGTATACATAAAAGTTATCACTCAGCTTGTGAGCAACTTTTCCTATAATTGAAATAGTAATATTCATCGGAATTATTAAATTTATAATCTTCGTGGTTATAATCTAATCTTTTACGAACTGTATAAGTATATTCCCCATATTCAAAAGCATCTATTATTTGCTTTTTTTCTTGCTGCATCCAAAATAAAAACTCATCTTCTGTGAATTTTGTTTTAAGACTATTGTCGCTTCTATTGTTAACCATTTCTAAAATTCGATAAACTACTGTTTTCATAATTTGTTTATTTTTTTTTTGGCAATATTGCCTTTACAAATATAAAAAAATAAATTAAATAAACAATACTTTTTTTTAAAAATATTGTAAAATTTGTTCTTCTATATTTTCATCAGAAACCCCTAGCCACTTGCTTATTATTCCTTTCGTATCTTCATAAAGTTGGTTAAACTCGTTTTCGTCCATACTAACAAAACTTATGGAATTTGCTAGTTTGTAAACCTCGCCAGTAATTTTGTTTACTATTTCATCGTATCTGCCAGACGTTATTATTAAATCTCTACGCATATCTTCTAACAGCCTATAATCGCTTTGATTTTCAAAACATAGTTTAAGCAACGCAAAGTATTTTTTATGAAAGGATAGGTTTCTGCGCTTAGTGTAGGTAATTTCTATTTGTTCTCCTATTGGTATTTTAGCGAAATTTTCGTAGTCGGAATCATAGCAAGGCTTTAGACTTCCGTTTATCTTTATTACTAGTATTTTCATAGTTCTTTTAAAAGTTTTCTATAAATTGCGTTTGTTTTCTCGCAGTTTTGCCCTCGCAAATATTGCTTTTGAATCAATTTTTTTATTGTTTCAATTGTGTGTATCATAATTTATTTATTATTTAATCCCTTTATTTTATGTTTTCAAACTTTTC